TCTTCAGACTCCCCGCTGGTGCTGCCAAGCACCCGTTCTTTTGGAACGAGTTCTCTCGTTTTCAGGAGAATTGCTCCCCGAACGGTTGGTTGAGGTCCAATGCCCATAGAGTATGACTCCCGTTTATGGGAGTGGTCTGGAGCACCTCGGCTCTCGAAACCTTCATCTAAGAGCGATAAGCTCTCATTGGGTACCAATCCAATGGATGAAAAGTTTCGAGTTCTGGGGAAGCAACAGTACCAGTACTCTGACATCATATCGAATCATTCGACAGGTGTCGTGACTCAAAGTAACAAGCGGCTTGTGGAGGCCGCTCGGAGCTTTGAGTACATGTGGGGATTCAACCATCCTACCTGGAGGATTCACACCCTCCAGCCAGGAATCGACGTTGGCGGTCCATGGCAGAAACTCGACGTTACAGTCGAGGTGCTAGGACAGGAGGTAGAGTGTCATCGAAGAGTTCTCACTAATACATATGAGGACTATCATGGCACTCTATGTGCTTCGATTGAGGTTCCGCCTTTAGCGGGACACATTCAAAGCACCGTTAGTAATGATCTATCATGGATCAGAACTATTGCTCCTACTCTACTAACGGACAATAGCCTCGACACTTATGGTGCCGTAGCTATTGCTCGAGTAGAGCCGACCAACCCAGCTGCCGATCTATCACAAGCTCTCGGCGAACTATACCGAGACGGCATACCATCTTTGCCTGGAAGGCAAGATGGTAATGTCGGTTCGGAGTACCTGAATTTGCAATTCGGTTGGAGTCCGACCATTTCTGATGGTCAGGACTTCATCGATAGCATCAGGCACTATGATCAGATTTCTGATCAGTTTGTCCGAGATAGTGGTAGATTTATAAGGCGACGCTACGAGTTTCCAATTGAAACTAGTAGCGCCGTGTCAGTTACCAGTGGTAGCCCTCCCCAGCCTGTAATAGGCGGGTTAGTGCCCAATGGTAATCTGATACAGCTAGGCACGTTGACAAAGACCGTAAGAACGGTAAGTCAGAAGTGGTTTAGTGGTGCGTTTACGTACCACTTACCCGCTAATGCCTTCCTACGTAATATCGCTACTCTGGACAAGGCCTATGGCATTGTTCCAGGTGTTGATACTGCGTGGGCTTTGACTCCGTGGTCGTGGCTCTTTGACTGGTTCTCCAATGCTTCAGATGTTATTCATAATTTGAATGCATTTGTTGGTGGAGGACTAGTCATGCCTTGGGGCTATGTCATGGCTGACACTACGGTCCGTACTGAGTATTCACTCGCTACGGCTCGTAAGGTCGAGCTTGACTGGGTCCCATTGACGCTTACTAGTGTAGTATATAAACGCACTAGACAGCGAAGAAGAGCCAATCCGTTCGGTTTTGGGTTCAGCTGGGACGGGCTTAGCTCGTATCAGTTGTCAATCCTGGCAGCCCTCGGTATTAGCCGGGGGCGTTTGGCCTGGTAGGCAACAGTCTACTAGGTAAACTCGCTCCATTATGGAGCAACAGCCAGAAAGTCTCGTGATGTACGCTGATCCTCAAACTGTCACCGTCAATGCAGTTGCCAAGAGTTTGGCACGCACGGAATCCGGTGACCACCATGGCAGCTTCGAATCTGCTGCGGATGGTCTTGTGCTAGGCATTCAACATGCTTTAGCACGCCGGAATCGGTCGACAGTACGTCTCGATGTTAGTAAGACATCAGCAGACCCGCTCGTGCCAAGCACGAACAGGCCTTACTCGATGTCCTGCTACTTGGTCATTGATGTTCCCCCTCAGGGGTTCACAACGGCCGAGATCACCCTCAATGCAAAAGCATTGATCGACTGGTTGGCCATTTCTGGCAACCAGACGAAGTTGGTGAATCATGAGGCGTAACAGGTGTTCTTTCTCGTCCCTTCGAGTGATTAAGTCGGAGGGTAGGACACCTGGATGAGAAGCGTACATCACTTCGGACTGGCGCACCTCTGAAAGGAGGACACCATGAAAAGCCGAAGTGAGATCTGGCTTTCTCTTCTGAGTGAAATTGGAAGAGATTGCTCGGTCAGCACCACTCAGGATGAAAAGACTGTCCTGAGGCGAGTGAGAGCAGAGGGTGATTCGTTTTACACGATTACCCTTCCTGCCTTTCATCAGGACTTGATTATGAGTCTTGAGTTGGGCAGAATTCCGAACGATGCTTTTCCTGGC